CGAGGTTTTTGTTCCGCCGGAGTCGATTCCTACGCCGCCAATATCCGCACGCGTTGGATAGTCCCAATCTGGGGCATTGTAATTTATGCGGTATACACCTTTAGCAACGGCGCGAACTCCGCCGCTAATCTCATTTGTTTCTGAAGATTGATTAGATGAGGCAGGTGATGTTGTGTATTCATATTTTAATACCCATAAATCATTGTGACCCTTCTGTTTTGACCAACTTCGCGTTCCCCAATAAGAAAGCGTAACTCCGCCCGCATCTAAAGTTGAATTTGACGATCCGCCGCTTGGCTCGGTCGGCAATCCTGCTGCCGAAAGAGCATCTTCTAGCAGCAAAACAGGTGATCCCGCCCCGTCGTCATAAACATAAAATTGACGAGTGACGGAACGAGTGCCGTCGGCATCAATACTCCCCGCCTCGCTTTTGCTGAAAACTTCTTTGACCAATGTTGTCATGGTTGCCTCTGTTTATTGCGCAAGTATAATCTCTTGCTGTCCTTGTGTCTTTTCCGTGTTTTCTGCAATTGTTTCCAGAATTGCGGTTTGTTTTTTTGCTGCTTTGGCAGCCGGTGAAGTTGCGGCTGCGAGTGTGAAATTGCCTATCGCCGTTGAAATCGAAGCCGTTGCACTACCAGCAACATTGTCGGGATCAGCACCAGCAACATTGTCGGGCATAACAGCAGCCAATTCAATTGCTTTCATCTGTTCAATAATTCTTTTATTGACTTGTGATGCACCATCAAGCATCTTGTCATATTTTCCTTCAATTGCCAGCGTTCGTGCCTTTTCTTCGTCACCCGCTTGTTTTGCAATCATTATATTGAGTTGAGTTTGCAAATCTCTTGTCTTGGCGGCAACTGCTTTTGCATCATTGATTTTTTGTTGCTTTAGTTTTTCTGCTGCTTCTTTGGCAAGTCGAAATTCCTCTTCCCTTGCTTCTTGCCTCAACTTTTGTTCTCTCGCTAGTTGCGTTTTCAATAAAGTGGTTTCAAAATCAAACAACTCCAGCATCCGCTTCTTGTTCGCCACAGCCCCTTCGATTTCAGCAGGGTCTTTTTGCCCAATTGTTAAAACTCGTTTTTGAAGATTTGCCTCAAGATTTTCCCTTTCATTTGCCCTTTTAAGTTTGAGTTGAAAATCCTCATCTACATCCTTCCCCGTTTCTCTTCGCATTATTTCAATTCGTGTTGCCATCGTATTGACCACTCGATCAAAATCTTCACCCATCGCTTTTGAAGCACGCCTTTCCATCATCTTTGTAAACGATTGGTTCAAATCCTCAAGATCTTTTTGAACTTGTTGTATTTTTTCAGACGACCTGACAAACATTTCTGCCAATCCCTCGGCAAGTCCAATCACTTGACTGACAATTGGAATGCCTGCATCTCCAAATGCCAGAATCGCACCACCAACTTTTTCGGCACTTGATGAACCTTCTTCACCAAAAACTTTCATTGCACCAGAAAGTCCACGCACAAGACCCTCGGCTACATTCAGAGCCATCAAATATACATTTATTTTGCTTGAAAGTTCCACCCATGATTTTTTGAATTTTTGTCCAAGCATCGCTTGGGATTCTTCAATCTTTTTCGCAGATTTCTTGAACTCTGCTTCGGCACTGGCAAGACCCTTGCGAAGTTCAGCAACTTCTGCTTCGATTGATACAATTATTTTGCCAATGTTTTCAGCCATTGCTATTCCTCAAACGCTTCAAAGTTCGCAGCGAACTCGACATATTCTCTGTCACTCATCGGTTCACCACTCTCAAGTTGCCGAACATATCCAATTCTATCAAGCAATAGCAAGAACAAACAGATTGGCAAATCAAGGGGATTGCCAAAGGCGGCAAAATAGCGAGAAATCAAAGCGGAGTGCGTGACCCATTTTGGCTTTTTCTCAATTACTTTTTTTTTGATTTTGATTCTGTTTTTGGCTTTTCGAGTTCAGCGCCAATCAAATCCAATGCGATCCGCATAGCATCTTCGCTCGTACCTTCAAAGTTGTCTGGCAAGCCGTCTGCATTTTCAGCATTCTTGCTCTTTGCTGCTTCCGCAATAATATCCAAAGAACCTTGCAAATTGATGGCGTGCAAAACAATTTCGCTCATCAAACCACGCTTGTTGTCAAGTTCCTGCAATGCTTGCATACGTTCAGCAGATTCAATTTCTGCGTCTTTCATGTCTTGAATCATTCGCTTGCGTTTTTCAGACCAAAGACGATCACCGATAGAAATCATTTGGCGTGGACTTAATCGCTCAAGCCAAGCAGTTCCATCGGTAATCGTCACTTCAATTCGTTCGTATTTCATGCGAGAAGTGTAGCACAAAAATCAACCGTGCATCATCCCCATGCTCCTGTCACTGCACCTGAAAACGTAAAGTCAAAAGAAATTGTTGCATCACCTGTTTTGGAAGTGCTAATGGATGCCCCACTAATGATTGCTTGACTACAAGTAATTGTATTTCCTGTTTGGGCGGTCAATGTAATTGCAACAGTATCCCCAGTTTCAAAACTGGCGGGTAAAATATTAGGGTCATCATCACTATTCATAAATCCAGAAATGCTTCCAGTGTAAGTAGGTATTCCCCCACGCACTGTCGCTGATGAATCTCCAAACGCAGTCACATCACTTGTTACTCGACTAACGCTCAAACTCCAAGCGTTTGCATCAAGATTGTGAGTTCCCATGCTTACAGTACCTTCGTTTCCAACTATTCTTGCCATTTTGGTTGCCTCTTAATTTGAAGTTGCCTCTATTGAATATACGCTTTCGCTTGAAAGTATTTCGTCAAACACTGTTCGCCTATCACGATCCAAGCAAATCATGACCGCATTGCCATCATACCCTGTTGGTGCAAGTGTCGCCTGATTGATGAGCGTGAACAACTTGTCCTCGATTGCCCCAAGTGCTGCTGCTCCCAATCTCCGATGCCCATACAAGGTGAGAACCACTTGAGATTTGACGATTACATTTCCATTGTACAATCCCTCAACTGGCGTGGACGTTACGTCATAGACAATCAACGGCAACGCGGAATCGTCTTTCCCTTCCATTTCAAAGATTCGACCACCTACATCATCATAGAACGAATCTGCGGTTTGGTCTGCCGTCAGTTTCGTGTACAGTGCTGTTTTGATTGCTTGGCTCATGATTTCAAATCCTAGAATCTGAAGTTCCCTGTCGCTACTCTAATCAAGCGTTGCGGGTCGAGTTGCTTCTTAATCTTTGCCACTGTTTTTTGATACCAGTACAAATTCTCGTCCATGAAATTCCTACCGCCATGTATGGGTGCTTTCACATGAAGATCCCACGCATATCCGACAATTGTGTAGACTCCTGCAGTGAACTTTCCACCCGAACGGATTGCCCTTGGCGATGAGTGCCAAGAACCCGCAAGATTACCCGTCACGTTCCACGGTATTTTTGAAGTTGTTGGCGAGTGTCTTGGCGGTTTCTTTGAACCCTTGCCAGTTGTTGTCAATACGAGTGATAGTTCTCTGCGCAAGATGTTTGCAGACTTTACAAGTTCATCGCCGATGGCATCGTATAATCCTTTTTCAAACTGGTCGCCCATCCATTCAGACGTTACACCCATTATTCAATCTCCACCAAATCAACAATCCTTTTCTGCATGTGATTGTCTTTGTGAAGCATCAACGAACGTCTTGAGCCAGTGACTTCAAATGTTCTTGTTGTGCCTGTGTCTGAATCCGCAAACACAATGCGGTCGGTGTGATTGATTGAAATTGAGGGAAGAAGATACCCTCTTGCGGTTATCTTTCCACGCGGTCGTCCACCTTCAACGGCAGAATCAGCACCACTTGGAAAAATTGCACATTCAACATTTGATTGCTTGAGAGTGTATGTCCTAATTGGAAAACCTCCAGCATCGGAAGTGGCTACCGATTGCATGATGTCGCAAGACACGCCCAAAGATTGTATCATTCCTGCAAGACTCATTCCGCATTCCTTCGGTATTGGTACATTCGCCTCATTTGATCATCACGCAATTCCACCGCGTTGCGGGTCGAATAAGAATACCCATCAAGCGATTCGCTNGCAACTGTGGGGTCATGTTTCCCGCCACTAAAAGCACTTGAAACGAGTTCAAAACAAATTTCCTGAAGTGCAACTGGAACGCTCGCTTGAGCATAACCAGCAGTATAATCCACAAAGATATTGTGCGAACCTCTTGGAAAAGATATTGCATTTGGGTCGAATGGATACCATTGTGTTTCAGATTGTGCAGAAAGCAAATTGATACGTCCTGAATCTTCATCGACACGATAGTCTGCATCTGTAGATTTTAGATAGTATAGTTGAGCCGATGCCGAAAGAGCATCTTGTCCACCCTGCCTCATCAACTCATCGCACATGACTGTTTCATCTGCCGTTGCTGTCCATCCCGTAGTTGCTGTGATTTGTGCTGCCATTAGTGCCGTTGTGAGATAATCCGCGAACGCGATACTTGTTTCAGTTTCCGCGCCAACAGAATCCCAACGCTTCAAGACAATCTGATTGTCCTGCACCTCAACCGTTGCTCGCAAATCTGTTGAAGTTGAAGCATCGACTGAAAGTGCGTTTTTTCGTTCCCATCCCAATCTCCGAATAGATGTGATGGGGAAGTTTGGAAGTGACAAAGTTCCAGAGCCAGACCCACTGATGAATTGCTTGTATGTCGCAGACACAAAAGTACGTTGGCAAAACTCCTCAATGCGATTGGTCGCAGCATCGAGAAGTTCAGTCAAAAGGCGGTCGTCATCCGATGTTGTCAATCTCAAGTATCTTTTGAGTGCTTGCAAACTTGTGATGGAAGTCGAACTTGTTGCCATTTATATTCCTTAAGTTGTCGAGTATGAGGTGGCGGGATTCGTCCCGCCACCCATATTTACTCAATCATTCTCGGTCTTAAGTACTAGTTGCTAGTGCTACGAATGCAGAACCATCGTGAACCTGAATGTCATATCGTGATGTCGCACGAATGTTGATTTGATCTTCAGCAAAGTTTACATGCTCACTTGTTGCGATTTGTATCCCTGTTCGGTCACCAAATGCACAAGCATCATTCCAATTTCCAAAGTAGACAGTATCAATGTCAACTGCTGTTGCAGTTGGGCATTGGTCGCTGAAATGGATAGGATAACCCAGCAATTGTGTGCCTGTTGTGCCTACGCCAAGCGTGTCAATTGTGTTCCCACCTGCTGCTGCGATCAATCGCAAGACAACCTGTGAATAGAATTGACGGGACATAATCCATGAAGCCCCTACATGGTAATTGTCACCAAGCGTGCCGACTGT